ATCGCCACGAATCAATAACAAATTAGCATCGCTTGGATTCCATGCGGCAGTAATTGTCATAGATGTTGGTGCTGCTTGTGATGGAATTTTATCCGATTGACGGCTACCCGCTACGCTGAAAGAAGCAACAGCATCATCTTGACCGAATGCTGGAATTTCCTCTACTGGAACTAGGTTTCCAACAACAGCAATAGGAGCAACGGATGCAACTAAAGATAATGCTGAAGTTGCCAACGGAGTTGGGCTTGCAGATGGTTGCATATACAAGGCCGCTGAAAAGCCTGGAAGAATTCTATTTGGTAGTGCCATTTTTAAACCTCTTTAAAAATAAAGTTAATAAATCTTATCTTATTAAGATGGTACATAAAGAGTGCAATCCAAAATAATCTGTTGCATCCCAATTTCATTATCATAAGTATTGTATAGCCATACTACATCTGCTTTTGATATATAAAACCCTGTTGTTGCCGGATTACCCAATATTCCTGAGTAGCCATGCAATGATTGTAATATCGTATTTGAAATATTGAAAGCATCATCTACAGTTACGGCAAACACAGACACCTGAAATACGGGGGTATCAATGCCTTTATTGCTCTGGGTTGTACCTGTATATACTGGCTGATGCACATTTCTTAGCTGCCAAGTGACAAATTTAGTCTGAGTTTTATTCCAATTACGATTAAAGTTGACAAATACAGGCACAGGATTAAGTATAGAATCCAGTTGGTACTGGATCGCTTGGGCGTATTTAGCAGGGTTTTGTTGGGCTGTCATACTTGTGAATTTGGGTCATTTCTGTAGCACAAGAGGGTGACATTCATCCTGTCGTTTGATTCCCTTACATCTGTAATGCGCCAATCATTGCCGCGCCATGTAATACTATGCAGCTCTTGATTGTCTACAATTTGCTTCTGATTAGGTGTGTAATTAAAAGTAAAATTTACCAAATCAGCGTAAACCCTATATTTTTCTGCTATACGAACACTATTAGAAACATCATGAACAACCGCCCTAGTATTGAACCAGGGGGTAATGGTCGTGCTTTGTTCTCCATAAGTATTAACCACAATGGCTACATTATTTACTGTTACATTTTCGTAACGGGCTATAGACATTACAGCACCAAAGGTTTGTATGGTCGCAACAATTGAGATACCCCAAAAGGAATATCGTGCATGATACCTGCCGTTGTGTTGCTACGATTATTGTATAAATGCGTTAATAACAATAAACCTGCCTGCTTAATAACGGGGTATTGCGCCAATGGGTTAGCGTTTGCAGTGTAAGTAACAACAATCGGGTTTGTCATTACCTGGTTTACTTCTGATGGTAAACCGCTAGATATAATAACTTTATTGCCAGTAGGGTCATAGTAATATTCTGTTTTTGCAAGCAAAGTAAATACAGGTACAGAATCAGCCGACCAATATCCTACTGAATTAATTACTGTACCTAAGTTATTTCTAAAATCTTGCGATACCGCTGGCAAATCTAGGGCCATTTGCGTACCAGTAGAGCTATTTGCCCCGTAATACACTTTGTATTGCACTGGGAAAATGCTCATTCCTAAATAATCTTCAATAGCCATGCGGGTTGCAAGCTCTAAACCAATTAAATATTGATCTTGGCTTTCATCTTGAAACAAGTTTAGCTGATTAGTAATCTCATCAAGGGTTAGCCACGATGTCAATATATCGCGGCTAACTTGTTCAACTTTTTCGTAGCTAAACGGATTACGACTAGACCCTAAATACGGTCCAGATATAAACGGATCATTAGGCATGACTAACCTTTAATTAGGTTGGGCAAACTAAGCGAACACCCGCAAATACATCACGAATGGTTGAGCATAAACGCTTTTCTGCAAACAGCGTAATAAAGCCGGGCGCGGTTTGGTCAAAACGCTTGATGGTCAATTCTTCGTTATCAGCAATTGTTAAGAACCTAGACCAATCAGCAAGGTAAACAGGGAACTTGCCCGGACCAATTTCATCCATATAAGGATTTGCAATTACTTCATGCCCAAAAATATTTCCTACTGCAGAGCCATTAGCATTACCAACTTCAAGGAATACAGGCAATCCTGTTGCGCCGCCTGTTATTTCACGCAATGATTCAATAGTAGCGGGATGCATCATCCAACAGGTAGTATCAAAATTCCAATATTGAGCAGGTAAAGCAGATGCTAAAGCAGTAATATCGTTATAGGCTAAAGAAGCACCTGCTTGTGTAACAGTTTTAACTGTATGCCGACCATTGCTAAGTCCAGAACCATTACTTCCAAATGCGGCGCTTGAACCGCTTGGGTAACTGTTTATTCCACGCAAACCTTCTGTACCACCAGTTGTTGTAGTAGTTGAACCAGTATTGTCATTGTTAAACATCATTGAATTGGCTTCTAATTGCAAAAACTCTAATGCCAAATCTTGAACTACTGCTTCTTCTAAATTATCAATATCTGATAAAACTGCAGTTCTAATAGGAACGCTTGCACTAATTACTTTAGTAGAAATCTGCCAAAATGAAGTAGATTCATCACCTGAATCATAAGAGGGTGTATAGCCCCAAGGGTTGCTTGGATCGGCTGCGCTTCCGTTTTTAACGACAAAGGCCTCATCTGAACCTGTCGTTGTAATTTGTCTTGCATATCTACGCAATGGATTGCCCATACGCAAACTAGCAAACGCATCGTCATAAATGATACGACCACCTACTCCTGAACCAGAACCAGTCAGGGCAGATGCTTCTTTTAAGTTTACTGTTGCTTCGCCATCGACTAAGGCTTTTTTTACTGTTTCAAGAATTAGGCTCATATAAAATTCCAATAAAAATTTAAAGGAGGGGGCATAAAGCCCCCTGACCTATTAAGCTCCTGTTGCTGTGGAGCGATAACGAATGATACTAAATGGATCAACTACGCTTGATGCTAAACGCTTTTCACCGTAGAAAGTGATAAAGCCAGGTAGCGTTTGGTCATAGCGGCGCAGAACCATGTTCAGACGATCAACAATGGTGTGACCTTTTTGGAAGTCACCAAAATACATTGGGAATGCATTAGTTGTGGCTGCTGTGCCTGGTACTGTTGGGTTGCTAACATAGTTGTTAACTACAACATTAAAGCCTAACAAAGTGCCTACAATGCCATCAGTGCGTGACAATCCATCTACATAGATTGGGCGGCCCTGCGAATCTGTCAAACCACGAATAGCTGCCAACATCAAAGGATTGATGAGGAAAGCTGCTGTAGGTGTCCAGTATTGCTGTGGCAATGCATAGATAAAGTTAACAATATCTTTATAAGTTACATTGTTAACAGAACCAGCAGCGTTAGTGGTCAACTGGTCGTAGGTTGCGATGTTATGCAAGCCAGATGTAGAGCCAGTGCCGCTTGAACCGTATGATGCTACGGAAATTGTGCCGCCAGTGTAACTTGTGTTAGAACCAGGGTACTGATTCAAACCACGCAAACCGTTAGAACCGCCGTATGGCAAAGATGTTGCGCCTTGATCGTTGTTCTGAATCATAGACAAACCTTCTTGCTGGCTAAATTCAGCAAGCATATCGCTTACAACATTGCCCTCTAAGCCATCAATGTCATCGAGTGATGCTGTACGGATTGGGAACTGGGTATTAATATCTTGCAAAGTCAATTGCCAGATAGTTGTAGCCTGAGTGGTTGGGTTAGCACCAGAAGATGTGTTGTTATTGATTGGATAACCCCACATTGCACCTGCGTTACCAGTTTTGGCGCGGAACTGATAGGTAGAACCTTCAGTAGCCACATTACGGGAAACGCCGCGCATTGGGTTAAGCAAACGCAAAGCAACAAATACTGGATCGTATGCAGTACGACCACCGACACCAGCGCCAGAACCAGTTAAGGCTGATGCTTCTTTTAGGTATGCATCATACTGACCTGCATCTTCAAACAGTTTGATTTCTTTTTCTACGCGGCTGTTAGCCATGAATTCTTTAATCTGTCCTTTTACGGAGCGATTAACTTCTTGGCTAATAGTTTTGTAAGTCTTAATTGTTGGGGCTGCACCAAGCTCACTTACCTTGGCTTCAAGGGCAGCAACTTTCTCTGCGAACTCAGCTTTGGCTTCTTCAACTTTGGCAACAGCTTCAATTTTGCCTTCTTCAATCTTGGCAACAGTTTGTGCCTCGATTTCGTCTAGCTTTGCAATAATTTGCTCTGACATGATATTTTCCTTATTTAATGCGATTAGATAATGCCTTCAACAACGCTCTTTCCTCTAGGGCTTTAAGAATTGTATCGGCTTCATTTACCACCGCTTTCGGTTCACCCGATTGTGGGGCTTCTTTAACAACTTCCTTGGTCACATCACGCAACTCAAGAATTTTCTTAAAGACGGAAGATGCGGTGGTCGCACCCTTCTTGGAAAGACCTGCCTCACGCAAGGCTTCCTCAACTACGCGAGGATTAAGATGCCCTTTGGCATCAAAACACTCTAATTTCATTACTTCTGCGGCTGGATTATTTGGATACATGACTACGCTAATCTCACGCAAACCACCTTTAGTGATTTGGAAATATGATTCATCGTCAACATCGCCATCATCAAGCATATTGCCTTCTGCATCAACATAGCAGGCTTCATCAGCATATGCGCCAACAGAAACGCCGCCAAATAGGTTTGGCGATTCTTTAAGAATGTGATAAACATCCGCACCAGCGGAAGTTTCCATAAATAGATTGCCTTTTGCCGTCATGCCCTCATCGTCAAATGCAATTTCATTCCATTGACCAACAGGCATACCCATGTCGTTATGATTTAAAAACATAGGCATTGGTTTGCCTTCTTTGGCAAACTCATCGGCCCAAGCCATAAAACCTTCTGGCTGGTAATTAAATTTTCTACCGTCTGCGCCTTCTCTTGCGCCCCATGTAGTCGCTCTTGCTTCTATTTTACCGCTTGGATTTTGTGCTTCGTCTGCTGACTGTCCCAGTTGGACTTTTGCCTCGCAAACTAGTAGTAGATTTTTCATTTATTGCCCCAAGGTTAATAGCTTGATTATTATCTTGTATTTTTGGGGTTTCAACTACCTTTTTCGGTAGTTTAGCATCAGGCCGTTTAATTTGTAAATTAAATACATCTAATATTTTAGTTAGTATTTCCATTATTTACCTATATTAATTTTACGCCTTTGATTGCCACCGCCCCCGCCCGTATCTTGCGGGGATGTTCCAGGTATAACATCTTGTTTTGTATCCCCCGCAACCAAATCATCTGCGCCTTCTGATTTAGCCATATTCAAATAATCTCTTGCTTCATTAGGGGTCATAATACCATTAGAAACGCCGGATACTACAAAATTCATTTGATCTAGTGCCGCGCCCTTCAAGAATTCTTTTGTATCGAATCGGATACAAAGATTTGGAAAGCCTTTAAGCAAATGCATATTTAGCTTCTGCTCAATATTGATTACCATAGGATACATAGTCGTTTTGTGGAACTCATCCAGCATAGTTTGAGTATTATTAAACTTGCTTTCGCCAATACTAATCATCTGTGGCGGCACACCAAACAAGCCGCAAATGCGTTTCATGGTTTGCTCTTTTAGCTTGGCTGCATCAGCATCTTGCAGGGTAAGCATCTTAATTGTTTCAAATGTCATGCCTTGGTCAAGCAACATACCTTGACCCGGCTTGCTAAGATCGCTATTTTTTGAGCCAGTCATGCTAGACCACGCTTCTTTAATGCGGCCCGCTACTTCTTTGTACTTGGCATCGGGGATAACCTGATCTGTACGGAACAATCCGCTAGGTTTTGCGCCGTTTTGCATAACAAAGTTAGCATAAAGATCAATATCTTGATCTAAAGCAACTAATTCTGTTGCAAGTATGCCTTTGTTAAAACCAGCCGAACCTTGCCATGCTGCCTCAGAAATATGCATAACTTGATGCGCTGCAAGCAACTCATCTTTGTTAAATCCGTAGCTGGGTGTTGATAAACGGTACGCTGGATAGCGC